ACGTGGTCTAGATAGTGTTGGAACCCTACTTGGTCCGCCAGGGTTTCTTTTAGCCTCGCGGTAAACCTCTTTAACATCCTTGCTTGTAATCTTTTTTGTTGCAGACTGAAGTTGTTTTTTCTTTAGTATATTCTTTGCAACAATTTTAGCAATCTCGGATGCAATTGGCATTACTTACCTATGTTTCTATAAACTTTAGATACGGCTTTAGCGCCCTTTTTTGTAATGCCACCAACCATACGTGCTCCTTTAGCCCAAGGCACTGCGTATGTTGCAGCATCTAATGCTGTCTTAGGTACAAGCATGTCAACTACTGTAAGAGCAGCCTTCGCTGGACCTTTGGTAATAGCCTTTGGCTTAAACTTTTTTGGTGCTACTTTTATTGTCTTAGCCATTGCTCTTACCTTTCTTCTCTAGGTTTTCTTTCATAAGACGGCGTGCTTCAGCAATCCAGTAATCTCTTACCTCTGGTGATGCAGCCTTCTTGCGAAGTTTCTCATTCGCTGCAGCAATCTGAAATGTCTTCTGCTTGTTAGTCAAAGGCTTCTTCTTAGCAGGCTTCTTCTTTGCTGCCTTAGATACAGCCTTAACAATCTTTGCTGGGTTAGCCATTATTTCTTTTTCTTCTTTACTGGAACTTTACCCGCGTACTTTAATTTTTCCATTTTGTATTTCTTTGCCCCAGTAAGTGGAGCCATCTGCTTTGTAGCCTTACCTATGTTGCGTGGCTTTACTTTTCCAGAACCAGTACCACCTGATACATCTGTAAGTTTTCCCTTTTTATATTTAAATGCAACATTGCCACCAGTGCGGTAATCAGCAATTTCGTTAAGTCTTTCAACTCGCTTCTTAACTTTTGCTGCACCCTTTGAAATACCTTTAACAACTTTAACTGGATTAGGCATTATTTACCACGCTTCTTGGTTTTGCGTACAGGGTTCAATTCTTTTGTAATTTCTGCCTGTCGTGCTGCTTGCTTAGGTGTCATTTTTGCAGTAGCAAGTCCTTGACCACCGTACTCTTTAATTGCCCACAGGCTTCCGCCACGCGTACGATTAGGACGTGCTGGACTTGCGTTTTTTATAAGATTTTTTTGATTTAATAGTTCAGCACGTTGCATACGGTCTGCTTTAGAACCAGTCATATTTGTTGGTTTCTTAGCAGCCTTAAGTCCACGCTTGTTTGCTTTGGCTTCTTTCTTTGAAAGCGGCTTAGCGTTTTTAATTTGCTTCTTTACGGCGCCAAGTACTCCACCACCAATTTTAACTACGTTAGCCATTACTTACCCTTTTTCTTAAGATTGCGTTGTGAGTTAATCTTTACTACAGACTTGCCTTCTTTTCTAACAGCAGCAGCCTTACGGGCGTTAGCCTTTCCTGGACCACGAAGGTTTGGCTTAAACATATACATATCTCCACCGTAGTAAGCATCGGATTGCTTATAGTGTGCATCAAGACTCTTATCAAACTCATAGTCTTGTGCACGCTCTACACGCTGAGATTTAGTTAACTTCTTTCCACGGTTTGATAGGTCTGACTTAGGAGCAGACTTACGTGGTAGAACCTTTACGCCAGACTTAGGGTTAGCAAGTGGCTTAGCCTTCTGTGCTTGCTTAAGTGACGGCTTCTTCTTAGTTGCAGCCTTAACCGCACCTTTTACAATCTTAACTACGTTAGCCATTATTTACCACGCTTCTTTACTGGAACTGGTTTACCACGGTTAGCGCGGTACTTACTTTCAGAAGATGCTCCCCCTGCATTGCGAACCAAAGGATGCTTTTCCATACGGCTATTAATGCTTGATTCTTTCACGCTAGCACGGCGAGACTTAGCAGCACTAGGTAAAGTTTTCTTGTTAGCCTCTTTTGCCCAATTTTTATTTTTGCCTTTAGTAATAGGGTCCATAAGTTCTTTTACTTTGGCATTACGAGCCATTGACTTAGACTTACCTTGGCTAATAGTTTTAGAACCAAAAGTTTTTTCTAATGTTTTATTAATAGCCTTGTTCGTTTTAACATCTTTATTGCTACCTACTATTGTGCGTTTAGCAGCCTTGGCAGCGCCCTTTACAATCTTTACTGGATTAGCCATGTTAATTCCTTATCCGAAGTTCTCAGCCCATTGCTCAGCAAAGGCTTCATCTAAATTAATGATTACTCGTTTTTCTCTTTGTGCTCTTGTTGACCAACGATTGTTGGTGTAGTGGTTCATGAAACTTGTCTGCTGCATAAACTCACGTGCTCTCAGCACGGCAAACCAGAGCGCCATCACGCAGTCAGTCTTACCTCTGGTGTCAGGCTTCCAAGTAATCAATTGCTGAGTAAGGGCTTTAAGACCCTCAGACCCATCCGCAGATGGGAGTTCTATTTGGTTGTTCTCTTGGAACTTCTCGTTGTACATAGTTCCGAAGAGGGTTGACATAGATGCCACACCAAAGGATGTATCCCACTTGTTCTTGTTAGTGTGGTGAGCCTCTAGGCGAACGCCGTATGCTCCAAGCCATTGTCGTAAATCTTCATCTAGAGAGTACGCCTTCTGGTGTGCGTTAATTTCCACACGCAGTTCTTGAGGGCGGTACTTCTCTACAAGTTCTTCTATCATCGCACGAATCTTCTGCGGTGTAGGTTCGCTCATGTTAATGCAATCTAAAACGTAAATCATTCCATCAGACCTGTTATAGGTGATAGGAACAAAGGCTGCATGTCCAGCACCCATCGCTGGGTCAAAGCCAATAATTGTGTAGCCTTCTACCTGAGTCGGATGTCCCACCGCGCCTTGGCGCAATGGTCCACGCTTACGTCTACGTTCTGTACTTGCTTGCACCAATGCGGGCGGGAAGATGGAATCTTCTTCGACATCCTCCTGCTGATAAACCAGAGCCCATGTAGATGGGGTTACTTCTCCTCTGCGCCTATGTAGCGCTTTGCCATCCCACTTCGGGTATAAGCCATCTTCATCAGGAGTATCGTCATCGCCATCCCAAGGAACATCGCTTTTCTCCCAGAGAGTTTTCCAATTCTCTGGCTTGTCCGCGTATTCAAGAACGGCAGGCATACCCATATAAGTGAAAGGGCTCTTGCCAGACGACCAATACTTTGGCTCACGAAGTTCGCGGTAGAAATCAACGGCTGCAATTCGGGTCCCCACAATCATCAACTTGCCGTTTTTGCCCAGACGGGTAATAACTTCTTTTTGAAGCCAGTCAATCTGCTTCTCGTACTCATGGGCGTTAGCAGTAGTAATGCAGTCGTCCAAGATAATCAGGTCAGCACGTGCACCGTAAATCTGACCGCCCATACCGAGTGCCTGAATGGTTGGGTCTTTTTCGCTAGAGTTTCTCGCATCACTCCCAAGGTAAACGGTGTCAACTCGCCAAGTATCTGCGTCCTGTTTCCAGCCCCCTTCTGGACCAAATGCTGTTTGCATCTTTAGCCAGCGCGGGTGGGAGAGCCTTTGCTTGATTGCGTACACGAACTCGCGTGCTTTGAGCAACGTCTTACTGACCACAATGATGCGGACGTTAGGATTGAGAGCGATGCGATAAGTCGGATAGTTCACGGTGATGACCGTGGATTTGGCGTGCTCAGGAGGTACGTTAATTAAGAAACGGCTTGGGTCGTTCTTGTCATAAATCATGTTCGGGTGGAGCCAAGAAGGCTCCCGACCCTCGATGAGGTCAATCCAGTCTAGGTGATGAGGAAAGGCTTTCTGCCCCATAAAGACTTCTGAGAACTGAGCAAAGGAGATATCCTCCTTGGCTATGCCAAGGGCTTTAATGGAGTTGCTCTTTGCTTCTTCTTTCGCCTCTGCCAGGTTAGCGGCAAACTTCTTATCCCGCAGCATCCAGATTCGGACCGTATCGGGCTTATTGCCACAGAGTTCCATAGCCTTATGAACACTATGCCCTTCGGCAACAAGGGCTATTACCTTAGCCTTTGCCTCAGCCATCTTGGCAGTTCTAGGGTTTGTGGACCCCTTTTGGAAAGTCATATAAGTGTCCCGTTTTCAATAGTTACAGTCAGTTAGAAACAGACAGTAGATACAGTCTGTAACGCAAGTCTCTACAAGACTTGCTACTATCAGAATAAAAAATAGTCTCTATATAGTATTAACCTGTCCAAACAGCCAAAACGGACACTTTTCTGGCAAAAATTTTTTGCCAATAGTAAAAGTGCTGGTCAGAGCAGTACTGGCGCATAGGCTGTTCTCTGTACGGGAATATTTTTCTGGTAGATACACTACTGTATACGAGTACAGATTAAACAGTCTGGGGTCATTTAGACCCCAATACTGTTTGCTGGCGCTGCTTCTGTACTGTTTAGTTGCGCCTGTTGCTGTTAGC